ACTAGAACTTGAAGCGCCCGGTTTAAAAAAAATAATATCCTGGGGGACAAGAAAACATGATGACAAAGAAGATAAATGAAATGGCCCAGCTTTGGGAAAAAACTAAAGATCCTAAATACAAAGATCTTTGGTATAAATACATAAAGGAGTTTGCAGATGGAATTAATAATTCTAACGGACGGGTTATACCATTTAGTCCCCGTAACAAAAGAAATGTTAAAGGGATTAAGTTTGATAAAACAAGTTGGTATAACTTGCTTTGATATGTGTGATATTTTGAGATTAAAACTAACTACCTATTACGGTGAGCCAATAAATGCTCACGTGATGAATGATGGTAGTGGAGATTTTTTTGGATGTATATGCAGATAAAAATTAATGATTTGAAAAGGACCGGCGTCCAAATAATGCCTCGCGCTATTCCCTGTACGTCAAGCTGTGACCCTGAAAAGGGTAGCCTCGGAGCCTTTGCCCCTGCAGGAGTACGTGCACGGAAACTGTAAGGGGTTAATATGATTTGGAGTGTACTAATTGTAATAGGTATTTATGTGGTGATTGTAGGAATGCTAATAATGTGGAACAATGAAACTCGTTAAACATCCAGATACATTTTTAAGAGGACCAACAGAAGAAATAGAGTTCCCTCTAACTGAAGAAAATAAAATTATTATTAAAAATATGATTAATTTAATGTATCAAGAAAGAGGTATTGGTTTAGCTGCTAATCAAGCAGGATATAATCGAAAGATATTCGTAATGGATGTAAGTAATGAAAAGGATAGTCCACAAGTGTTTATTAATCCAGTCATTACTGCTAAAAATAATATTAAAATGGGAGATATAGAAGGTTGTTTATCTTGTCCTGGTATAACGGTTAAAGTTCCTAGATCTTTATCTGTTAATTTAAAATGGATATGTGAGCATGGTAAGGAACAACATAAAACATTCTATCATTTGCCAGGAAGAGTAGTGCAACATGAGATGGATCACCTAAATGGAAAGTTAATTATAGATGAAGTATAAATTTACAATAACCGAAGATGGAAAAGAAAAAGAAGAAAAGGAAGGAATGTCTTTTAAAAAAATTTTAAAATCTTTAGTAACCCCTAACCCTAAGTGGAGTGGTTCTATTGAATATAGAAATAAAAAAAGTAGAGAGATGTTTCATAAAATATTAAATGGTAAGAAAATATAAATATTCCAAAGCTGATCATGCATATATTAATTCGGAAAAAGGATTTGTGAACGCTGTCATTGGTAGAATTTATAGACCTTCTTCTTTAAAAAAGAGAAAAGGGAGAAAGGTAACCTGGGCTCCAGCTATTACCCGCGAGGAGATGTGGGCTGAATTGTTTTTACATGTTCAAGAAATGAAGGACCAGTACCCAGATACGAATGGTAGAATTTGTGAATATTGTAAGAAACCGTGGACTTACAGCAGGCGACCAGGAACTAGGGGCTTAGGAATACAACCTAGAGGACCTAATACTCCTACAAATTTTTCTATTGATAGATTAGATACAACTAAAACTTACCAACGCGGTAACTTAGTGTTCTGTTGCTCGGGTTGTAATAACAGAAAGAATCAAGTGAGACTAGATGATATAATAAATATAGTAAGAGTCTGGATGAAAAGGAGAGTAGATGAAGCAGAAAAAATTGATTGAGTTACCTAAGTTGAAACAAGACATAATTAAATCTTTATATACTAAATATAATAAATTTAATGATTTAGTAGATACAATTCTAGATAGAAAAAGAAAGGAGCAGAATGACAAAGGAAAAGACAAAAGACAAGGGTAGAAAATGGGATGGTCGATCACGGATCCCTACTAAAAAATACAAAGAAAATTATGACCGGATTTTTAAAAAGAAGAAAAAAATAAATGGCTATTATTATGATTATGATGGAAAAGAGACCATTCTCTATGAGGATGAAAGGTAGTTTAGAATGACTCTAAAGTGGAATAAACTGTATCATTACCCAGCGTCAACGCGTACTACAACTGATGGTTTAAGAACTTATGATATTGGTGAACAAAAGTTACCAAGTGTTACAAGTATTTTAGGAGCTACTAAGGACCAGGAAGCCATAGAGTCTATAGCCCGGTGGCAGGCGAAAGTAGGCGAGAATGAGGCAACTAGGATCAAGGAACTAGCGGCTTCGCGCGGGACCAACATGCACAAGCACTTGGAAAAATATATTTTAGGGGAAGGTCATTTAGATTTAACGCCCGAAGGCAAAATTGCAAACGACATGGCGACCACGATAATTGATAAAGGATTCAATGATTTACAAGAAATTTGGGGATCAGAAGTTACTTTACATTATCCAGATTTGTACGCCGGAGCTACAGACTTAGTTGGAGTATACGACTATGAAGATAGTATAATAGATTTTAAACAATCCAATAAACCAAAGCGTAAAGAATGGATAGATGATTACTTTATGCAACTAGGAGCCTATGCTATGGCCCATAACCATATCTATAGGACAGAGATAACTCAAGGTGTTATACTGATGTGCACCCCAGACTGTTACTTTCAAAAGTTTCAAATAAAAGGTCGTGAGTTTATTAAATATCAACATCGGTTTTTAGAAAGGGTCAATAAGTATTATGAACAAATATCTAATACAGAAAGCAGTTAAGAGAGAAATTTCTCAGATGTGGGAAGTAGAAAAAAATCTTAAGAAACTTTTAAGTGTTGAAACAGAAGGTGTTCCTGAAGAAAGGTTGGATGGACTATTTACTAGAATCAGTCAACATTTGAACACAATTGCTTCAGCTCAAGATAGAATTATCCTCATTCAAGCAATGGCTGAAGAGTGTGGCATAAATGTCACAGATGAAAATCAAGGAAAATAGCGGTTCATCACCTCCCTATAGGTTTTCTGAGAATACAAAATTACAAAATCAGCACTTTAAAAATAGAGGTGATCAGGTGTTGAGGTGATCAGCAAGGAATACCAATGGTTTTAGAGAGTATAGGGGTCGCGCGGTACTTTTGGGTACCTAAATCTAGAAAAAATTCTAGAAAATGTTATAGGGTTAAGATATGATAGGCCGAAATAAATATTGGACAGGACCATCTCCGTGGATGGAAGAGTTTAATAAGAAACATAACCCTGAATTTTACCATGGCAAGAAAAAAACCAAGAAGAAGAAAACAAGTCGTCCCAAGTCAACCGAACGATATCCCGTATTCAAAGTACAGGATTGAGTGGGTGGATGCGTTCAGTGATTCAGGCTGGGCCGATGATAGAGAGTTTACTAAAATGAAATTAGCTAAACCTATTAATGAAGGTTGGGTGTTTTCCAAAGATGATACCTCAATTAAAATTTTTGCTTCTTATGATTTAGACCCTACTACAAAAGAAATAACTTTTGGAGATCGTACTATGATTCCTAGATCTTGGGTTACTAAGATGGTTAAATTAAGTTAACGGAAGCTTTGGTTTTACGTCTTCAGGCTTTACCCCTTTTGGTGGGTCCTTCTTTACTAACATTACAGCGTTGTCATCAGTTATTTGGTCAATACGCTTATCTAATTCCTGTTCTGATAAGTCTTCTAATTTCCCGGTTCTAACTATTTTTTGTTCTACATATAATCCACCAACATGTCCTCTTGCTTTCTCAGCAATGGTAGCTGCAGAAAAAGATTTTGCTTTGATGGCTTCATCTCTAATTCTACCTAGTTCAGTTAGGTGACCTCCATAAGATACACCATATTTTTTATTACGTTCTTCCCTTAGTAGTCCAATGTATTTATGTACTTCAGGAGATAGTTTAGGGTGTTGTAGTTCATATGCCTCTTGTCGTGCTCTATTCTTACTGTATCCAGCTTCAATGGCACATTCATAAGCATACTTACGTCCTTCAAAAAATACCAATAGTTCGGCAAACTTTGCCTGCATAGGTGTAAGTCGTGGTGCGGGTCCTCGTTTTTTCTTCACAATTTCCGTCATAGTTGACAATATAAATAGATTATCTTATAAAGTCAAATATGAAAGATAAGCGCACATATACTAATATAAAGGAATACAACGAAGAAATGACATATGAAAATGAAGTGAAAATATCACATGATGATAGAGGATCAGGTGATTTAACTTTTCAAATAGAACAATTAACTAAACAGAAAGAATTTTTACAAGATAAATGCCGACAGGCTGGTGAGACGATTGATGGACTCAGGAAAGAATTAGATAGATTGTCGGAAGAAAACGGTAACTTAATGACATTGTTGGGAGATAAAAATGTTAAAGGGTAGAGATCTTATTATGATCTTCGAGAGATTCGTAGGTCCTAAACAGAAAGCAAGTGTTACTCAAGATGCTCGAGTTCAAGTTCGTACGCCGGATGGGCGACATTATGACATCAAAGGTGTAGATTTAGTTGAAAATAAATTAATTGGTGCTAGAGAGACTCACAGGATTGTAATCTCTACGCACGAAGAAGTCGCTAAAATGGGTAAACCTAAGCTCATTGTGTAAACATTTGTAACCTCGGTTTTTTAATGCGTCCAGAAACAAAATTATGGCATGATTTTAAAAAACATACACCGCAAATTAGTTGGACTAGACTTGAAAATTCTTCTGTATTGGGCACTCCCGATCTATTGGGTTATAATACTTTTGGCACCTTTTTTATT